AACAAGTATAAAAAATTCTCTTAAAAAGGTGAGTAACAAGGATAGTACATGTAAAATAATAATTAAAACAAATAGTATGGGTGTTAAAATAGTCAGAAGTATGTTTACAACAAAATAAATGAAATCAAATTTATAATTCGCATCAGTAGCTGGAAACTTGTTGATAGTTCCTTCGCAAGTTTCATCTGTAATATCCTTAATTGCCACAAACCTATTAACAAAAATTCCACTTTTAAAATTGTCAATCAAAGCGGCGGTTGTGTAAACTTTTTTGTATTTCAATTGATAAAAAGTGTCTTCACAATTTATCATCTCACTCATACGATTAATAAATTCGTTATTTGTGATTTGAAAACCGTTAGTGTAACCGCTCCAATCTAAACCGAAATAATATGAACTTTGAAATTTTTTATACTCTGTCGAGCTAGTGCTAAGATCATACGCAGGATCAGTTTGAGATGAATTCCAACCATATTCTTTAATGTTCGGAACTAAATAATATCCCCTTCTAATTTCTCGTTTTTCAAAAGTTGGTGGTTGATCATACTTAATCTTAAAGCGGTACTTTCCAGATGTTGGGATACCTACATTAGGGTCTAAACTAATAATTTGTTCACCAAATTCGTTGGTTGTAACGTAATCCATATTCATAGGAACATTGAACACAAATACACCGTCAGTATCTATAACTTTCCCACCTGATGGGAGATTTGCTTGTTCTAAAATAGGATATCCATTTTCATCATTAAAAATTGTCTGACGAATTGCGATTATTTCACCCGGTCCACTTGTTAAGTTACATAGTTTACCAATTCCATTTTTAGGTCTACATCTTTTACTTAAACTCTGTTCATCAACATTGGTAAACAAAGACCCCATAAATAAAGCGGATGGAATTATTTTAACACCAGAATCAACCAAATTGAAATCTTGTCGTGTAATTCTTATTTGACAAGTTTCAGGATCCCCCCAAAATGGTTGCACCTGTATTGTTTTAATTTGGTTGACTATTTGAGGTAACAACGCTAAGTTGTTAGATGATGGGAATTTGTTACCATCAACTTCTTCAGGTAATGCAAGTCCTATATCAACTAAATCCTGAGGTGATAATGAAAAAGGGCCAATGTCAGATAGATCACAATCCATCACTAACTGGTGTTCACCAAGTGGTACTCCCATAATCATAAAGTCACCGCTCGAATTCGTTTTTACGGTGAATTTATAATACTTTTCGTAAATTTCAATCAATACGGGATTTGTGATAATATCTTGTTTGGATGGAAATGTTCCAGTTGGTGTATGACCCCCATGTTGTTTATCATAAGGTAACAAATTATATCTGTAACCATCCTCGTTAGTATCCGTTACCGTACGATATGGATATAAATTTGATATTATTTCATTTTGTGCATCGACTTGATCTAATGGTACAAAAACACTGACTTTAACATTTGGAACACCAAACCCATCATTTACAATTACTCTACCAGCAACAACTCCATAATCAGCACAAAAACGTGGATAAACATCTTCTTGTCGGATTTTTAATGATAAAATTTCTAATTGATCAAAATCTTGATCTAATTGAACATTGACCTGTTGATCTACCCCTACTTGAGTTCTGATTCTGTAACTATTGGACATAGAAATCCTTTTTTGAATAAATAGTAATAGTACTATTTTTCAAAATGTAGTTTACCCAAACAGAAACTAAATTGTTAGGTCAAAATAATTGATTGATAGTTTTTGGTTCTGACAGTAATATCCCTGTTTGGATATTTTACTTGATATATTTGACTTGGTTCCGCAAATATTGTGTTATCAACTAGTGATATTTTTTTCGTTTCCAAATTGGAGTACGGCATAGATGTTTGTGCGGATGAATATTGTCCACCAACTTTACCAAGAACAGAAATATCATTAACACTCAATACACCGTTTTCATTTTGTATAATTCTGTAAAGTTCAGATAAAACAACATTCTGTCCCATATTTCTGACCGCAGGACTAAAGAATGTTGTAATTTTATCGATAATATTTGTTATCACAACTCCTTGGTTCTGTGATGCATCCAAAACAACCGAGACATTTATTGCAATATCAATAACTTGAGCACTACCAACCGTTACATAATCGTTGATCATTCTATAATTTGAAAGGTATTCCGCAATATTATTTTTTAAGGTTTGGGAAACTTCAGGAATTAATTGGCCGTCTTGATTATACGATAATATATTAACGTTAATCTTGTTGTTGTTTTCTGTGACCGAAACTTTTGCTGGAGCGCCAAATTGTGGTGGCATATTTCTCAAGACAGCTACATAGTCCTGAATAGTTACCGCTCTGTTTTGAGCACTAAAATTATAAGTAACATAATTACGAACTTCCTCCGTTGAAGGATACCCGGCGCCACCAATTGCAGCTACAGGGTTATTACAAACCAAGGAATTTACAACTTGAGTATTGATAATTTCAGACGGCCCATTTACAAAGAAATTTACAGAACCGATCTGATTAATTACATTAACACCCAAATTTGTCCCAAGACCACCACCAATTCTATATTGAATAAATAATGTTGTATTGGCTTGAGGGATAGAGCCCAGAGCTAATGAATTGTTTTGATACCGTTGAATTTTGAGTGGGACATCAAGTGCTGTAAATTCTCTTAATTGATCGTCAGCAGTATTAGTACCGCCACCAAATGTTATTTTATAGAAACCCTCTGGTGTGTACTCAGTAATAAACCTTTGTTGTGTTTCTATGTAAACACCAACTTTAATCGCAGGATCATCTGATGGTTTAGATGGGTCTTCAACAAAAATTCTACTTTCAGCAAGTGCTGGAACTTCATACCATCTACCTTGTAATCCTAAAAACTCTTGATCTGATGGTACATTGGAATACGCGGTACCGGGTTTTTGTATCATAGACGTTATACCTAATACATTCTTTTCAGGTAAAAAGAAACTGAAAAATGGTGTTACATCATTTGGTAATATGGTTCTTTTGAAAACCTTGGTAATTCCATTAACGACCGTTTCTCTTTTGGTTATTGTATAATTGATTAGGTTATTGTTAACATCAAAATTTGGAATTTTTAATCTATTAGGAACACCATCAACATTGAATGGTGATGCAAAGTTTACATCATAAACAGTTTCGAATATTTGTCCCGCACCTATTACTTGACTTCCTCTCCTAAGTGATCCCAAATATCTCTCATCCTCTTTATCTCCGAATACTGGTACTGTTATTGAAAAGTCAACCAAAGCCACCGAAGGTCTTTGTCCCGGTATTTTGAGTCCATAAGTCCTTGCAATATTGTAGATAGAAGATCTTTGTTGTGCAAATTGAAGTACGGTCTCTTGAATACTCCTATCAATATTATAATGAAGATTATCCGCAACCGCGGCATTTAAATCTAAAAACACTGAAAATATTGCAGCGTCATTAAAATTATCAATTAACTCAGGATAGTATGTCCTAGTGTAATCGATGAGTTCTTGTCGAATTGTCACAAAATCCCTTGCCGTGTATGATATTTTTCTTTCAGCCATATTAGATATTAATAATTACAAAGTCCTTAGAATTAAATACATCATTAGAAATAGCATAATCAATTCTAATTTTTGCTGTATATTCGGACACATTTTGATTAGGAATTGTGAGTTCTGGATTTACAACATTACCAGCGGTGGTTACAGTCATACCAGCGGCTTCGTCAGAAGATGCTCGTATAATTATATTTGTAATCTGTAAATTAGGTAGGAATTGTTGAACTGAGTCACGAATTTCAGATTCAATCTCGGAAAATGTTGGCCCATCCATAGGTTGGAAAATGTATTCGTATAATCTTGTCCCAAAATTTGGAAGAAAGTAGCGACTACCTTTTCTCGTCAAAAGAAGATGAATAAGATTTGTTCGAATTTCTTCGGTTGTGTATTCGGTTAACTCCAAATACTTACCTTCGATACTATCTACGAATGGAAAACTTATTCCATATGTCTTTCCTTGAGCCATATAAATAAATATATCACCTTGAATTTTGTGATATATTTTTAAGAACTACAAGTCAAACAATCTGGATCATCTAACGAACAAACTTTATTCAATATTTCTTCTGAAATATTTAGGTTTTTGTTTTCAATTTTAATTTTTGGTGTGGTTTTTTCTTCCGTTTCCAAAGAATTTAATTGAGACATATCAACACCTAAACCATTAATGGCCGCAGCTTTAGCTTTGG